CAGCTTTTATCGGGAGAGCGATGAACAAAAATGCTGAGATGATTGACCAACCTTTGTTAAAGGAACTAGTCGAAGTCAGCAAGATTTTCATTGACGAACTCTTAGCAAAAAGTGAGATGCCTCGTATGACGCCGAATATTAACCCGGTGGAAGCGAATATCGATGCGTTTGTTACTGCATACACCGGCAAACGATCGAAAAGTTGGATAGATAACAACGTAAGGGATTATCGTAGTTACTTGTCCAACACATTAGGATCCAAGGCAACCAAGAAGTTCATTTCTAATAGCTTCTTTGTTAAATTCGAACATTCAGTTAAGAAAGTGGACGGCAAACTCTGGGTTCGTCCAAGGGGCATCATGACGATGTCCCAACTGATGATGTTTGAATGTGCCCAGGCTATTGAGTTGTTGCACAAGTTTTATGACACTGAAGTTAAGTACTACCAGGTCAAAGGCATGAGCAATTCCGAGATGGCCAGCATAATTTGTGATATGACAGAAGAGGAGATGACTGTTACGGACATGTCATCTTTTGAGTCTAGCATCACATATATGCATAGGGAAATCGAGGATTACCTAATGAAAAAGCTAGCGGAGGCAAGTGGCATACCAGAACTGTATTCCAACTACAAGAAGCACACTACTGAGTGTCGCGAACTTGTTACACCATGGGGAACATTCATGATACAATCGAGGTGTTCTGGTGATTTTTGGACATCAGCTTTTAATGGCATAATGAATTTGTGCCTGGTGCACTGGCAATTCTTCCGTCGATCAAAACATAGTGAGGTTTTGACCATAGCTGACACCCGTAAACGGGTTGCTGACTCGTACCGAGGTTTTAGCGGATTATTCTGCGTTGCTGAGGGAGACGATGGGTTGGTGAGGAGCGGTGTGATTAATGAGTTAGAGATGAACGCGGTGTTCATGAAATTTAGTAGTGCCGTATCAGGCACGATGCCAGGCGACGTTGATTTTCTGCGCGCAAGGTGGGTGGACGGCAAACGTTACGTGAATATCGGGAGGTCTTTATGTACGTTGCTAGCTGTGAAGAAAGCGGGTTTGCTTTCTAAAGGGAAAAGACTGTACTTGTTGCGATTTGCAGCCTTATCACTATATCACAATAGCCCCGGGCATCCAGTGTTGACTGGGTTGATTAATTTCATAGAACGTCGGACTAGGCATGTCCACAAGTTCAAATCAGCGGCTCGTTATTATGACAGCTGGAAGACCCTTAACACGGTCATCAGCACAACAAAATTCCCAAGGGACATACAGGTGGATGAAAGTATGAGACCCCACGTCGCAGCAGGAGCGATAGGATTTCCACCAATCTCTTATGAGATGCAGATTCGTTTGGAAAGCAACTTTGAGGCGGGTTGCTTGTACATTGGGTCAGCATTGAATGAGTACGAAGACATCGAGCAGCGTATGCTCGCCACAACCGGGGGGTTGAACATGTCTTCCGACAATTTTCTCGCAGCGATTGAGAAACTCGAACTGGATATCGAAGGTGTTTACACTACAGGACTTGGAGATGGATCCTCCTTAGTCCGATTCGATGGCCGGGACGAGAGCCCTTAGGGCCCCCC